GGGGGGGAGGGGGTAGGTGGTGTTGGTAGATATTTGTGTAGCCCCCTACCCTCAAAAAAAGTCAAAATGGAACACTCCAAGAAAGGGATAAAGTGGAACAACTAAAAAGAGGCCGTGGTAGACCTAAAGGAAGCGTCAAGATGACCATACAGAGGTTTGCTGAGAATCCTCCCTTGGTACTACCTAAGACAGACCATCAACGTCTGAAGGAGCTTAAAGAGCTAATGATTAGGTCTGGTGGTAAGGATGTGGCTCAGAAGGTTATTGAGATTGCTCTTAATGATGACCATCCCCATCAATTGGTGGCTTTGAAGATGTGTTTGGATAGGACTCTTCCTGTAAGCATGTTTGAGAAGGATAAGAGTCAGAGGTCTGCTGTGACGATCAATATCACTGGTCTAGGGGTAGAGCCAACAGTAATAGAGACTGAAGAACCACAAGATGTAGAGGCAAAGTATGGCTGATCTTAATTTCTCTCTTCTACCTTGGCAACAAGAAGTATTCAAAGATCCGACTCGGTTCAAGGTTGTAGCCGCCGGTCGTCGCTGTGGTAAGTCTAGGTTAGCGGCTACTACCCTATTGATAGAAGGACTCAAGTGTCCACAAGGGTCTGCTGTATTGTATGTTTCTCCGACTATGGGTCAGTCAAGACAGATTATTTGGGATTTACTGTTAGACCTTGGTAGAGAGGTTATCCAGAATAGCCATGTGAACAACCTAGACATTACCCTGATAAACGGGGCTAGGATCTATGTTCGCGGGGCTGATAGACCAGATACGCTCCGTGGCGTTTCATTGACCTATGCCGTACTGGACGAGGTTGCTGACATTAAGCCCGAGGCATGGGAACAGGTCATTCGGGCTTCTCTGTCTGACAAGAAGGGTAGAGCCTTGTTCATTGGGACTCCGAAGGGAAGAAATTGGTTCTATGACACCTTCAAACTAGGAGAGAGTGAGGAGGCTACTGATTGGAAGTCTTGGCACTTCACCACCGCTGATAACCCCTTGATTGACCAAACAGAGATTGAGTCTGCCAAGAAGACCCTAAGTTCCTTTGCTTTTAAACAAGAGTACATGGCTTCTTTTACTAATGCGGGTTCGGACATCTTTAAGGAAGAATGGATCAAGTATGGGGAAGAACCTCAGTATGGGTCTTACTACATAGCTGTTGACTTGGCCGGATTTGAGGAAGTGTCTAAGCAAGCGGCCAATTCTAAGAAGCGGTTGGATGAGACTGCCATCTCAATCGTTAAGGTAACGGATGAGGGAAAGTGGTTTGTTGAGAAGATTGAACACGGTAGATGGGATATTAGAACTACTGCCGCCAAGATACTATTGGCGATTAGAGACTACCGACCTTTGAGTGTTGGGATAGAGAGGGGGGCGCTAAAGAACGCTGTTTTGCCCTATTTAAGTGATCTGATGAGAAAGAACAATACCTTTACTCATATCGTAGATTTGACCCACGGGAACAGAAAAAAGGCTGATCGCATCATTTGGGCTTTACAAGGTAGGTTCGAACATGGCAGAATTGTGTTAAATTCCGAGGGAGATTGGGATGAGTTTGTAGACCAGTTAATCCTGTTCCCCGCTCAAGGAGTTCACGATGATCTACCAGACTCTCTTAGTTACATTGACCAACTTGCTGTTACATCCTATTTTGTTGAGGATGACAGCGATGAATGGCAACCAGTAGATATTATTTCAGGGGTCTAATATGGATCAAAACGAGTTTGACGAGCCAACACAGAATGACAAAGACCTAACGGCTTTCGTTATTGACCACTGTGACCGTTGGAGAGACTATCGTAATACCAATTTCCTTGAGAGCTATCTTGAATACGAAAGAATTTTCCGTGGTGAGTGGGCAGCAGAGGACAAAACTCGTGATTCAGAGCGTTCAAGAATCGTTACTCCCGCCACCCAACAAGCCGTAGAAACCCGTCATGCTGAGATCATGGAAGCTATCTTTGGTCAAGGCGAGTTCTTTGACATTGAAGACGACCTTAAAGATGTAAACGGCAATCCTTTAGATGTTGAGATGCTAAAAGCTCAACTGATGGAAGACTTCAAACAAGACAAAATCCGTAAATCCATCGACCAGATTGAACTGATGGCAGAAATCTACGGTACTGGTATTGGTGAGATTGTTGTTAAGACAGATAAGATCTTTGAACCCGCTACTCAGGCGATTCCTGGTCAAACTGGCCAAGCCGCTATCGGTGTTGTAGAAAAAAGTAGGGTTGCAGTCAAGATTGTTCCCGTAAATCCTAAGAATTTCTTGTTTGACCCCAATGGAACATCTATTGATGACTGTATGGGTGTGGCTATTGAGAAGTATGTCTCTATCCACAAGATCGTAGAAGGCATTGAAAAAGGTATATACCGTAAGGTAGACATCACATCTAGCTACGAAGACACAGATTTAGAGCCAACTCAAGAAGTTAGCCAATATCGTGATGAAAAAGTCCTACTTCTGACCTATTACGGGCTAGTTCCTCGTGAATATCTGACAGACAAAGAAGATGAAGTAGCAGTATTGTTCCCTGAAGACAGCTACGCAGAAGAATATTCAGACATGGTAGAGGCGATTGTTGTGATTGCCAATGATGGGATGCTTCTCAAAGCAGAAGAAAACCCATACATGATGAAAGATAGACCAGTTCTTGCTTATCAAGATGACACTGTGCCAAACCGCCTATTGGGTCGTGGTACTGTAGAGAAGTCTTACAACATGCAAAAGGCTATTGATGCTCAAGTGCGTAGCCATTTGGACTCTTTAGCCCTGACTACCTCTCCTATGATGGGATTGGATGCTACTCGCCTACCACGGGGTGCTAAGTTTGAGGTGAAACCAGGTAAGGCGTTCATGGTTAACGGCAATCCCGCTGAGATTCTGTATCCATTCAAGTTCGGTGAGACAAGCCTTAACAATCTATCTACTGCCAAAGAGTTTGAGAGAATGCTTCTCCAAGCTACTGGCACGATGGACTCTCAAGGCATGGTTAGCCAAGGAAACCGTGATGGCGCTGGAATGAGCATGGCTGTTGCCACAATCATCAAGAAATACAAGAGAACACTGGTAAACTTCCAAGAAGACTTCCTAATTCCGTTCATTCAGAAGGCCGCATTTCGCTTCATGCAATTTGACCCAGAGCGTTATCCATCGGTTGATATGCGGTTTGTCCCCACAGCAACACTTGGAATCATTGCCCGTGAGTATGAGCAACAGCAGTTCATTGGTCTACTCCAGACTCTTGGCCCGAATACACCAGTTCTGCCATTGATCTTGAAGGGCATCTTGAACAACTCTAGTTTAAGCAACCGTTATGAACTGATGGGTGCTTTGGATCAGATGAGTCAACCTGATCCACAAGCTCAAGAGATGCAACAAGTTCAACAACAGTTGGCATTGCAAGCGGCACAGGCTCAGATTGCTGTGCAGACTACACAAGCAGAGCAGAATCGTGCTGAAGCTCAGAAGTTGTTGACTGAAACACAATTGTTGCCTCAAGAGTCTCAAGCCAAGACAATGGCGGCAATGACCAAGAATCTACCTGATAACAACGAAGAAAAAGCGTTTGATAAACGGGTTAAGATTGCTGAATTGATGCTTAAAGAAGCTGATATTAAGAACAAGTCTAAGATTGTTGAATTGCAAATGGCAGAAAAGAACAACAAGGTCGCTGGCATGGAAGAAGATTTCCTTACTCAGTTGACTAAGGAGTTGAACAATGGACGTTGAAAGCCTTGCCAAACAGCTAATTCTTAAAAACATGACACCAGAGCAGCAGAACGCTGTTCTTGACTCAATTCGTGAGTCTGTCATGCAAGCCAAAGATGCACAAAAACAACGAATTGGCGAAAATGTACAAGTTGTTGTTCAGGCTCTCAAGAAGCTAGAAGCTGACATCAAGGCTCGTTACGACGAGACAGGCAAAGCCATTGAGAAGCGTGTTGCCACTATTAAAGACGGTAAAGATGGCCGTAATGGTGTGGACGGTAAGGCAGGTAAAGACGGTAAAGCCGGACGAGATGGTGCTACTGGCCCACGAGGTGCTGACGGTTTAAACGGTAGAGATGGCCGTGATGGTGAAAACGGTGTATCCGTTACTGATGCACATATCGACTTTGACGGTAGCCTGATTATTGGTCTATCTAGCGGTCGAATCATCAATGTTGGTGAAGTTGTTGCTCCTGATGTTGCAGAGAAGATCAAGATCATTGCCAATGGCGGTGGTACTAGCCAAACAGTGATTGATGCCCTTGCTAGTTTGCAGACTCAGATCAATGAGCTAATCCCAAGTCAGACAGGCAATGCCGGTAAGTTCTTGACTACTGATGGCACAGATGTTTCTTGGGCAGAAATTGTAGGTGGCTTGGACTATCAAGGCACATGGAATGCAACGACCAATACACCGACCCTTGCTTCTGGTGTTGGTGTAAATGGTTATTACTACGTTACAGCTACAGCCGGATCTACTAACCTAGACGGAATTACTGATTGGCAGATTGGTGATTGGGCAATATATAACGGCACAGCATGGCAAAAGATTGACCAGACAAACTTAGTCACTTCTGTTGCGGGTAGAACAGGCGCAGTAACTCTGGCAAACACTGACATCAGTGGCTTGGGTACGATGTCTACTCAAGCCTCAAGCAGTGTGTCTATCACTGGCGGCTCAATCACTGGAATCACTGACTTGGCTATTGCTGATGGTGGTACAGGTCAATCAACTGCCAATGCCGCATTCAATGCACTTGCACCATCACAGACAAGTAACGCTAACAAGTATCTGAAGACTGATGGAACGAACACTTCTTGGGAAATAGTGCCTACTGCCACACCTACCAATGATGGTTTAGTATATGGATTTACTGGAGATAATGCTCCAGTAAATAAGTCTGGATGGGGGCCAAATACTTTTAGTTTAATTCGTTTTGGATATAACATACCAAATTCTTTTATTTATTGGTATATTGGTGGTACACCGTGGACAAATCTTGTAACTAATACAATTCAAATAGGCGATGATATTTATGTTGAAAAAAATGGAACTACTTTATATTATGGAGTAGCTACTGCTAGAACTTATGATTCATCAGTACCAGGATGGTATCTTACAGTTAGCAATCCAAACAATAACCCATATTTTGATGCAAACGTAACTGGAGAGACTTGTATTTTTACTTCACCGGCTGTTATAGCGGGTGGCAATGTTTCTTTAGGATATGTTTCTTCTAATGATTCAGGATCTAAAAATACTACTGTTGGTTATGGAGCAGGTTCTACTATTACAAGTGGTAGCAACTTAACTGTTATTGGCTACGACTCCGAGCCATCATCTGCAACAGCTACAAATGAAGCTACATTTGGTAATTCAAATACAACAAATACGCGCTTGTATGGTTCTTTGTCAATGGGTGGATCATCTGCCGGAACAGCAGGTCAAGTCTTAACATCTGCTGGTGCGGGTACTGCGCCTACTTGGTCAACACCGGCAAGTGGATCAGTAACTTCTGTCACAGGCACTTCTCCTGTTGTCTCTAGTGGTGGCACAACTCCGGCAATTAGCCTTGATACAGCATACGGAGACACACTTAACCCATACGCTTCCAAGACTGCAAACTATGTCTTAGCCGCACCTAATGGTTCAGCGGGAGTTCCAACATTCAGGGCTATTGTTGCCGCTGATATTCCTACGTTGAATCAGAACACCACTGGTAACGCTGCTACTGCAACCAATGTTGATTACAGTGGTTTGACGGGGACTGTTCCAACTTGGAATCAGAACACAACTGGTACTGCCGCTAATGTTACTGGTGTAGTTGCTATTGCCAATGGTGGATCAGGACAGACTACAGCTCAATTGGCTATCAATGCCTTTGCGGGTGCTGTTACTAGTGGTTCATATTTGCGTGGTAATGGTACTAATGTTGTGATGAACACAATTCAAGTGGCTGATGTACCGACATTGAATCAGAACACTACGGGCACTGCCGCCAATATCACGGGCGTTGTTGCTATCGCAAATGGTGGCACTGGACAGACTACTGCTACAACAGCGTTCAATGCTTTAGCCCCTAGCCAAACTGCCAATTCAGGTAAATATCTGACTACGGATGGAACTAATAGTTCATGGGCTACTGTGGTGTCAGGCGCTACAGTCGCAAACGACACAAGCACGACAACCAATCTGTATCCATTGTTTGCTAATGCTACTAGCGGTACGCCAACAACGATTTACACGGGTAACACTTACTTGCTTTACAAGCCCTCTACTGGTGAGCTTCAAGCAAGAGTTCCAGTGGCAAGTAACGGCATTGTGGTGAACAGTCAAACAGTATCAACAAGCTACACGATTGCATCTGGATTTGCGGGTGCATCAGTCGGCCCGATCACAGTGTCGGGTGGTGCAGTCGTTACTGTCGGTGCGGGATCGCGCTGGGTAGTTTCATAAAGGATTGACATGAGCGTTGTTTTACTAGGATCAACAAGCGGAAGCATTACGCTACAAGAGCCAGCGGTGGCGGGTACAAACACTGTTAATTTTGGTGCAAATACTGGTGTAGCAATCTTAGATGCCAATACTCCGGCCTTTAGAAATCGCATCATCAATGGTGCAATGCGGATTGACCAAAGGAATAACGGGGCGAGTGTGACGGCTACGTCTGGAACTACGTACGGTATTGACCGATGGGCTTCTTCTACCACTCAAGCCAGCAAGTTCACGATGCAACGATCTACAGATGTTCCATCAGGTTTCAATAACTCATTGCTGATCACATCCTCCTCCTCCTACTCTGTCACTGGAAACGACTATTTTTCTGTGAATCAAATTATTGAAGGTAACAATGTTGCAGACCTGAACTATGGTACTGCCAACGCACAGACGGTGACGCTTTCGTTTTGGGTGAAGTCATCATTGACAGGTTCTTTTGGCGGCTCCATTGAGAATGGCGGCCAAACCCGCTGTTATTCTTTTGCGTACACCATCAATATAGCCAACACTTGGGAATACAAAACAGTTACAGTAGTTGGTGACACAACTGGCACATGGAATACCGACAACACAGGCGGAATGATTGCTTGGTTTGGTCTTGGTGCTTCCGGCACTCGGGTTGGTACTGCTGGTGCATGGGGGACACAAAGCGCCTCTGGACTTCAGCCAAGCGGTACGGTCAGCTTAGTCGGCACAAACGGAGCAACCTTTTACATCACAGGCGTACAGCTAGAAAAAGGCTCAACAGCAACTAGCTTTGACTATCGTTCTTATGGTACTGAGTTAGCTTTATGTCAGAGGTATTATGCAAAGATGATTTCAAGTACGACAACCGCGCCATTTGGTTCTGGCTATGTGAATAGTTCCACAGTGGCCGTCTATTACATTAAATATCCCACAACTATGAGATCAGCACCAACCTTTTCTGCTTCAAGCATTGCTATTGAATCAGCAGCGGCTAACTCAACAGTTACCTCGACAGGGGCAACTAATGCTGGCACAGATGCGCTAAGCGTTGGTTTAACTGCTTCTGGTGGTGGTCAAACTACTGGTCAAGCAACATTGTTAAGAGGCACAACAACATCCTCCTTTGTTGATTTAACTGCGGAATTATAAAATGTACAAACAATGCCAACCATTTAAAAACGAAGCTGCCCAGAGCGTCATCCGTACAACAGATGGCGCTTGCATACCATTTGACCCTGACAACACCGACTACATCGCCTATTTAGCATGGTGCGCAGAAGGTAACACTCCACTTCCCGCAGAGGAAAACACATAATGCCATCGACCATAAATGCAAACAATACAACCGGCTTGGTTAGCACTGCTGATACCAGCGGGATATTGCAACTACAAACCAATGGAACAACGGCTGTAACTGTTGATGATAGTCAAAGGGTGGGTATTGGCACTACGTCGCCATCACGTTTACTTCATTTAAACGCAGCACTTCCTATTTTACAGTTTACAAATCCAACAACAGGAACAACAGCAAACGATGGAACACTGCTTTATCAAAGCGGAGCAAACTTTACTATTGAACAGCAGGATAGTGGATATATAAATGTATTCACTGGTGGCACAGAACGTGCCCGTATAGACTCAAGCGGTAACTTGCTGGTGGGGACTACGAGTAATCCAAATGGTACAAGAGCTACTATTAAAGCTGGCAATGGAACGCAGTTAACACTTGATAACGATGGTTCTCAATTTACTGAAGTTTACTGGGCTAATAATGGCACAAATAAATCTTATATGTGGTGGGATAACACCAACACCCGTTTTCAAATTCAATCTGGCGGCTCTGGCGGTGTGTACTTAGCTAGTACAGGAACATCTTGGACTTCTGCATCTGATGAGCGTGTCAAAGATATTATTGAACCAATCGAAAACGCTACTCAAAAACTGTCAGATTGGCGAGCAGTTGTAGGAAAGTATAAAGCAGACGAAGAAGGTACTCGCCGTAGCTTTTTAATTGCTCAAGATGTTTTAGCAACTTTTCCAGAAGCAGTTGATACAACAAATGCAGACGAATATGGTGTTCGTTATCAAGACACAATTCCCGTATTAGTCAAAGCAATCCAAGAACAACAAGCCCTAATAACCCAACTACAAGCAGACGTATCCGCCCTTAAAGGAGCACAAGCATGAGCCTAATCCTAAGTGGAACAGATGGCCTGTCAGATGTTGACGGTTCTGCCGCAACCCCTGCTATTAGAGGTACTGATGCCAATACAGGCATATTCTTTGGTGCAGACACCATTGGGTTTAGTGAGGGTGGTGTAGAGGCGGCTAGGATTGATTCAAGCGCAAACTTGCAATTTAATTCAGGCTATGGCTCTGTAGCTACGGCTTATGCTTGTCGCGCATGGGTAAACTTTAATGGCACGGGTGTTGTGGCAATTCGTGCGAGTGGGAATGTATCTAGCATTACGGATACAGCTGTTGGTAATTACACTGTGAACTTTACAAATGCTATGCCAGATGTAAATTATGCTGTCACAAGCTTGAATAGAAGCCCTGGTTTGGTAAGTGGCGATGCTACGCAGGTTGATACTTACAATGTCTCATCTACAGCAATTATTACTTTAAATAGGTCAAGTTCAGATTACGACCCAACTCAAGTGAGTGTAGCTATTTTCCGCTGAAAGAACTTCATGAACAAACGAATCATCTACAAAACACCAAACGGAGGCGTGGCAGTTATTGTTCCCGCTGACACCATTGAAGCCTGCATGAAAGACATCCCAGAGGGCGCTGAGTACGCCATTGTAGATGTGGCAGATATTCCATCAGATCGTACTTTTAGAGGAGCATGGACATGGGCATCGTAATTGACCTGACCAAAGCCAAGACCATCACACATGATGCGCGGAGGATTGCCCGTTCTGCTGAGTTTGCTCCGTTAGACATCAAGGCTACTATCCCATCTGAGGCTGAAGCCGCTGAAACCGCCCGTGTAGCCATCCGAAATAAGTATGCAAATATTCAAATTTCCATTGAAAATGCGACTGATGTGGCTACTTTGAAAAGTATCATTGAACAACTACCGAATAACCAATAATGACTCCAGAACTACAAAAACAAAAACGTCAACAATATGCCAAAACTTATTATGAAAATAATAAAGAAATTTGCAAAGAAAGAACAAAGAATCATCCTTCTTGTAAATTGGCAAGGGAAAAATATAGAAACAAGCCTGAAACAAAGGCAAAAATGAGAAATCGCAAACTTCTAATAGAGTATGGGATCACAAATGATGATTATGAAAAAATGCTAGAGAATCAACAATTTTGTTGTTTAGGCTGTAATACTCATCAAAATGAATTAAGTAAAAAATTGAATGTAGATCATAATCACATGACTGGCGCAGTTCGTGGTTTGCTTTGTGGAAGTTGCAACAGGGCTTTAGGTCTGGTTAAAGATAATATGGAAACATTGCTTAGACTTCATCAGTATTTGGGGAAATCTTATGGCGCTTGACCAAAATCTCCAAAAGTATTACGAGGCGAGATTTGACCTATTCTCCCAACAGGGTTGGTTAGACCTTATGGAAGATATTGAATTAATGTTAGAAGCAATGAATAATGTATCTACCATTGCAGACGAAAAAAGTTTACAATTTCGCAAAGGCGAGATTTCTATCCTGACTTGGCTGAAAACATTGAAAAGTGTCAGCGAACGAGCATATGAGGATTTGAATGAAAAGAATGTATGAATTTGTCTGCAAATGTGGACAACGTACTGACTCTTTAGTAGTTTATGAGACTACAGAGATTCAGTGCATGTGTGGTGGGCTTGCTCATCGCATAATAAGCGCACCGAAATTCAATCTTGAAGGTTGGTCTGGGCACTTTCCGTCCTCTTATGGGCGGTTTGAGCGCAAACACATCGACAAGTTGAATGCCGAGCGCAAAGCCAACTCATAAGCGAAAGCCGAGTTGATTATCCTACAACCATTTTGGCAGGAACATAAATATGTTAATTGACAACGAATCAGAGCCGCTAGGCGAACTCGAAATAGAAGAAGCTAAATCTGAACTTCCTGAGAAATACAGGGCCAAAAGTCTAGAAGAGGTAGTACGGATGCACCAAGAGGCTGAAAAGCTCATTGGTAAACAGGCCCAAGAGGTCGGTGAAGTCCGTAAATTGGCTGACGAGTTACTAAAGCAGAACCTCGATTCTAAACAACAACATATAAAAGAGGAAGAACCTGAAGTTGACTTTTTTGAGAACCCTCAAAAAGCAGTTCAAGCGACAATTGATAGACATCCAGACGTTCTTGCGGCCAGACAAGCTGGTCAAGAGTTCAAAAGGATGCAGATTCAGCAGAAGTTAGTGCAAGATCACCCTGACTACTCACAAGTAGTTAATGATTCTGAGTTCCAAAATTGGGTGAAATCATCGCCTATTAGGTTGGGACTCTACGCAAAAGCAGATGGTGAATTTGACTATGATTCCGCAAATGAGTTGTTGTCTACCTTCAAACAGCTTCGTGGTATTAAGGCTAAAGAGTCTGAGCAAGCGGGTAATGCCCAACGGACAAAGAGCATGAAAGCCGCACAAGTTGATGTTGGTGGCTCTGGAGAGAGTTCAAAACGAGTTTACCGAAGAGCCGACCTTATTCGTCTCAAGATGACAGACCCGTCAAGGTACGAAACACTGAGTGATGAAATCATGCAGGCGTACTCTGAAGGGCGTGTTCGATAATTTAACTTTTGGAGTTTTAAATCATGGCTAATACAGCATTTTCCCCAACAAACAGTGTAACCACTACATCCGCAGCTAACTTTATTCCAGAAATTTGGAGTGATGAAATTGTTGCCGCCTATAAAAAGAACCTTGTTTTGGCCAATTTGGTCAAGAAGATGTCTTTCAAAGGCAAAAAGGGTGACACCGTTAACATCCCTAGTCCCGCTCGTGGCTCTGCTTCTGCTAAAGCCGCTACCGATGCCGTTACTCTGATCGCAGAGAGCGACACCAACATTCAAGTGCTGATTAACAGCCACTATGAATACTCACGTTTGATCGAAGATATTGTCGAAGTTCAAGCCCTGACATCACTGCGTTCTTTCTACACAGAAGACGCTGGTTATGCTTTGGCTCGCCGCATCGACACTAGCTTGGTTCAATTGGGTCGTGCATTCAATGGCGCTACAGTCGGTACTGACGACTATGCAACTGCCACATCTACAACCAAGGCTTATGTTGGCTCTGACGGTACTACTGCTTATAACAGTTCTACTTCCAATGCCGCTTCCTTGACTGATGCCGCTATTCGTCGCACCATTCAGCGTTTGGACGACAACGACATTCCTATGGATGGCCGTTTCTTCCTGATCCCACCCTCAAGCCGCAATACGCTGATGGGTTTGGCTCGTTACACTGAGCAAGCATTCGTTGGTAACGGCGATGCAATCCGCAACGGTGAAATTGGTCAACTCTACGGTATGGCTGTTTTTGCTTCTTCTAACGCTGATACTGCTGCTGGTAACTCTACCACTGACCGTATCTGCTTGATGGGTCACAAAGACGCTATGGTGTTGGTTGAGCAAATTGGCATCCGTTCACAGACTCAGTACAAACAAGAGTACCTCGGTACATTGTTCACTGCTGACACCCTTTATGGTGTGAAAGCTCTGCGTACAAGTGCTACTAGCTCTGCCGCTAACGCTTCTGGAGCTTTTGCTCTGGCAGTACCAGCCTAATTGCAGTTGCGCCCCCTGCCTTCGTGGTGGGGGGACTTTTTTAACTTAATTAGGAGATTTATTATGGCAGCAGCAACAGCAGTCGTTTCCCGTAGAGGTAACGATCAGTTCCGTGGTCTTTTTACAGACACTTGGGACGTTTCCTGTACTCTCAATAGCGCATCAGTAGCTACTACTGCAACCGCTACAGATACAGTTACAGTTCCAGGCGTTGCTTTGGGTGATATGGTTATCGGTATGGCAATTGGCGTTGATGAAGCAGGTTTGGTTCGTAGAGCCTATGTTTCAGCAGCTAACACTGTGACTATCGTTACCTACAATCCAACAGCAGGTTCTGTGGACTTGGCATCAACTACATTGAACTTAGTTATCGCTCGGGCAGTGTAATAAAAGGGGGCTAATACCCCCCTTTTTAAAGGATTCTTATGGCTACCTTTAAATGTTTAGTAAGCGGTCAAACCGTAACTTTCATCCATCAACACGATATTGACAGCATGAAAGGTCATGCCGGATATGTCAGAATTGATGAAGTGGTAAAAGAGTCCTTTGAAAAGCCTGTAATATTGTCTCAACCACAGCCTATTAAGAAGGCTGGTCGTCCAAAGAAAGTCGCAAATGTCTGAAATTGATCCACGCGAATTTGGCAAACTAGAAGCCCAAGTTGAGGCTTTACAGACTGAAGTCCATGCACTTCGGCAAGATATTAAGACCCTTTTAGAGATGGCTAATAAGTCTAAAGGTGGCTTCTTTGTAGGAATGGCAATAGCCTCCATTGTTGGTGGCTTTATTTCTTTTATTGCAACTAAAGTAATGAGGTGAAATTATGTACGGAAAAACCAAGATGTCCAGTCAAAAGATGCCTAAGAAGCCTAAAGGTATCCCTGTAGCCATTATGGTTGCTGTTGGCAAACCAAGAGCTATGCCTACCCGTGGTAGCCGTACTGCTACGAACATGATGAAGAAAACTGGACGAGGAAAATAATGTCAATATTTCAATTAGATCCAAACAATGTTGCTTTTGGAGTTCCTTCATTGGGGACTAGCCAAGTTGCTTCTGTTACTAACTCTAGCGTTCAGATGACTGCTTTTGGTGCATCAACAACAATGATTCGTATTGCTTGCTCA